GGGTCACAATCAGCAAATTGTCGCCCCGGCGCTCGGCGGCGGTGTAGCCGCGGGCGGTCAGCATCTGCTTGAGCACCCCCACTACGTTGCGCCGCAGGCTGGCAATGGTCTTGCCGCACAGGGCAAAGTTCTGGCCGTTAAAGCGCGCCATGCCCCACAGCACAAAACTGAGGGAGAGCGAAACAGTTTTGCCGGAACGGATGGATCCGTCCGCGATCAGCCCGTCCGCCGCCTGCACGGGGGAGGTGCTGCACCACCAGGTCAGTACCTGCTTTTGGCGGCGGCTGAACGGCCGGAACCGGAACGCGGCAGGCTTAACCGGGTTCATCCGCACCATCCTTCCAGGCTTCGGGCGCCTGCTGCTGCATTGCGGTCAAAAAGCCGTCATCAGCGGGCGGGGGTGGTGCTTCGGCGGGCTTGTCGTTCCAGCCAAAGTTGCAGCGCAGGCTGAACTGCGCGCCGTTGGTGCCGTCCCGGTCAAACAGGCGTTCTTCGGCGTATGCTTCGCACTGGGCCTTCGCGCGCGTAATCGTGGTGCAAAATTCCTTTTTGCCCTGGTAGGCGTTCAGGTCCCGGCGGCAGGAAAACCCCAGCGCCAGGGCCAGCCCGCTTACCGTCGGTGGTTTGGCATCCACAATAATGGGCAGGCCGTATTTGTCCAGGAACGGCTTGCCGGTATCCGGGTTCATCAGGGGGTGCCCCTTGCAAGCGGTGAAATAGGCATCAATTTTGCCTTGGATCTCTTCCACGCTCTTGTACTTCGGGGGCCGCCCAACCGGGTTGCGTTTGTATGCCATGTTTCACCGCCTTTCTGCAATAAAATACCCCGCCGGGTTGGGGCGGGGTGGAATATTAAAGAACCCCGGCACGCACGGACAAAAGGAAAGAGAGTAAAGTGTGTGAGCCTTTGCCGGGTGCCGGGGAGTGGGGCCGCACAAGGGCCTTGCACCCTTGCTGTGCCGTTGCTTGGGAACACAGCGCCCCTGCCAAAGGGCCGGCTGTGCGGCATAAAAACAGCCAGGCGGGGCATGGCCGTCTGGCTGAAATGGGGAGGATAAAATGACAATACAAAAGCCGTAAGGCGGTCGCCCCGTTCCTTACGGCTTTTGATGATGGTATTATAGCATGGAATTTTGGCTTTTTAATGCAAACTTGATTCCCAGGCTTTGAACTTTTCGTACCCTTCTTCTAATTGACCGAAGTTCATATTGGATAATCCAATGAAACTGATTTTACATTCTTGCATTTTAGCAGGGTTTACCTTATATAGATGTGATTCTTCATATATAATACCCGTATCCTTCATAAATGCAAGAACCTTTTGTTTTATGGGATTACTCCCAACCACAACATTATCGATACGTTCGATATGTTTGGCCAAAGTGTCTTTGCTGTGCGTTCGGAATTCAACGAGAATACACCGAAGCGCATGGGTGAATTTCAGAATGTCGATAGAATTGGGATCTTCAAACTCATACTTGAAGGGAAGAAACTTATAATAATGTGTAATATCAGGCATCGAGATATTGAGCTTTTCGGCACAAACAATTTCAATGCGAGGTGAATTACCGCTAGAGACATCTTTAGTGCAAATAGAACAGCCCGTGGGATTTTTTGCCTCAATAAGAAGATGAGATGTATCCCAAATGATTTTTTTGCAGACAATTTGTGAATTGTGGATAGATGTATCTACACCGCTGCGTCCGATGCGTACAACGACATTAGGAGCATCCAAACTAATATTAGACATCCTTTCAAAACACAATTCAGGATTCTGGGGTGAATCCATAATCATATTCAACTCTAAGTCGGGATGCTTAGGCGCATTTTTGGATGCAATCATACCAAGGATAACATTTCCCTCGGATACATTACCTTCTATATCCAATTGTTCGATATATTGTAGATAAGCTTTTTCAAATGCATGTGCCTTAGAACGATAAGATTCATATACATAGGAAATATGGCTTGAATAAACCTTTCCCTGGCAAATATTTAAGTAGCAATCGGAAAAGATAGGAGAAGGAGACGAATTGTCATGTCCTGTTTCATCCAGATACATTTGTGCAGTGGTATAACTTTCAGGATCTAAGATAAGTTTTGCTAAAGTATAGTCTCTGAATGCGGGACCTGTAAAATGAAGTCCTTCACCCTGAGATGACAAATCCTTCATGAAGTTTTGGATAAATGGATGCTGGGGCAAAAAGGCATCAAGGATAGACTGATAATCGTCTATAAGTTGAGGGGGTAAAGATACTTTTTGGTAGTTTTCATATTTAGTGTCTCTAAACAATAAATATGACACAATACGGTTCAGCTGTTCCTCAGCAGAGTAAACGTTTTTCCAATCGGAAAATTCAGGGTGCTCGTGTTTACACTTATTCGAAAACGCCTCGGTAACTTTTTCTTGTTCACGGTCGAGGAGTGTATGCATGATTTGAATAATAATATCAGTGCAATCACTTTTTCCGGAAAGCTTACTGATAAGAGAAGCCGTGTTGCTGGTCTCTTTGATTTCAGAGGAAATGGCCTGAAGAACTGGAGCATAGCCAAGGAAGGATGCCCTTTCATTCGTGGAAATATTTTGCTGAATGGCATCGTAGTATTTTTTTATACAATCTCGTTCAGCTGCGGTAACCGACACATTAGGGTTGTTTGCCTTTTTTAACCGCGAGAGTTGGCCTTCCATAAATTGAAGGGATTGTGTTTCTTCAAAGAAGCCAATCTCATAATGAAGGAAGGGAATACTGATTTCAGCGCATAAAGAAGCAATAAATTGAGCAGTTTCAGTACGAGAAAATAGAAAAGCACAGGGAGAAACGGCGCCGTCAATGCAACGGTTTAAATCTTTAATGAACTGTTGGATGGCAGTACGACCTGAAATAGCCTCGGCCTCATCGAATGCGTCAATCACGAGTGCTGCACGTCCTTCACGCAGGTCCGTTGTAAAACGTGAATATTCTGCAGGACCAACCATATTAAGAAGGCTTCCATCGAATGTGTTTTCACCAAGCTTTAATTTGGATGTATCCCAATAAATAGCATTGTATTTATGGGCTATGTACTTGGCAAGACAGCTTTTTCCGGTAGCCCCGGGGGCTGAGAAGAGAATAAAACGAGGGTTTAATGTAGAAATTTTATTATCTGTTTTTATCTCATTAAAAGAGGGAGCAACATAAAAAACATCATCGTCGATATAGAACAGATAATTTGAGACCTCATCAAGAAGGGAATACCGTGTACATTTACTGAGATTTTGCAGTATAACATCCAAATTCACATGAACAGCCCCTTTCCAAGAGTATAAATAATTATTTTCATTATAACTCAACAAAAAATTCATGTCAAACACCTCTAATATACTTGGATTATAACTGCATGATTTTGAGCAAAATGTATAATTTTATATTAGCCCAAAATACTTGGCTACACACCGTATAAACTCCCCGTGCCACAGGGTGACGGTTCGTTTGCAGCGGTGCAGCTTCATTGCTGCCCCCTCCAGTGTATGCGTTTTGTCCCAGAAAACGCACCGGATCACCTGAATGCGCTCTTGGCCGGTATCCAGGGGCAGGGTTTCGGCAATGGCCTGGCGCACGGCTTCCATTTCCCGGCGGTTGATCTCCGGCAGTTCCCGCAGGGCGGCATCGGCCACCGGGTCGGTGGGGGTACCGGAGCCGCGGGGCATGCCGCTCAGATCGGGACTGATACAGGTTTCATGCAAGGCTTTTTCCTGCTCACAAAGGGTGGGGTAGCGGCGGATGATATCTTTTACATATCCCCACCAGCCATAATGCGGCCTGCTCATCGGCATCACCCCTTCCGCGGCTCATGCAGGGCTACATAGTAGCCATAGGTCTTGCCTTCGGCGCGGGCGGCGCGCTCCACGCGGGCGATCTCGCTCATGGCACGTTTGCTGCGCTGTTTGGCCCGGCTGATGATGGCGTCGTCGCTGCGCACCAGCGGGGCACAGGCTTTGCAGTAGCGCTGGCTGCAATAGGCGTGCAGCATCATTTTGCCGCAGCGGGCACAGGGCCTATCGGAATATTTCGGCATCAATCCTCACCTCCATGTGTATGATCCATGTAGATCTTCGGTTCGTCGTCCTCGTCCAGGTGGGCGGCGGCTTTTCCGGCGCAGAGCCCGGCGGCGTAGGCGGCGGCCAGCAGCGCGGCCAGAACAGCGCTGCTGATGATCGAAAGCAGAATGTCCATCAATCGCGCCACCTTTCACCGCGGCTGCAAAAATCATCCGGCGTGTTGCGGCCATACAGCGGGCACTGGACGGTGGCCCAGTAGCGGCAGCGCCCACACCGCGGCAGGCCCAGCCGCCGCAGGTGCATGGCGCGGGTGATGCGCAGCCCGCACCACAACAGCCCACAGATCAGCATGCCGCCCGCAAAGAGCACGCAGGGGGCCGCAAGAAACACAAGGGCCAGGCATTGGATGATGTAGAGACAGTTGGAATCAAAGACAGGCATCCGCCCCACCTCCCAACAGCCGCAATGCTTTGCGGATGACGGCACATCCATGCCCATACACAAAACAATTATGTTCCAGCCCGCAGCCAAGGCAGGCTTCGGGGCGGCGCTCAATGGCCAGGCGGTGCAGCTGGCGCAATTCTTCCGGCGTCATCCGTTCGGCAGGGATGCACCGGCTGTTTTCCGCATCGAACCGCATGCCGCTTGAAACAGGCATCATAATTCCACCACCTTGATGAAAATGCCGGGGGTATCGGCCCAGAACTTTTCGACCACCTCGCTGCACACGAATGCGTCATCGCGCCAGAAGTGCAGGCGGGTCATTTCGTCTTTCAGGGCTTTTTCCAGGTTGTCGGTATCGGGCTTGGTGGTGCGCCACTCGCCGTCATTGTGGCGGCCGTCAGTGGGAAACAGCCACTTGACCAACAGCCGCACCGGGCCACTGCAGGGGGTAGGCGGTGCATAAGGGGCCAGGTAGGCGTGCAGCTTGGCACGGGTGGCTTTCAGCTCCGGGCTGTCGTGCAGCACGGCGCAGGGCTTGCCGCCGCGCATAAAGGCATGCAGCTGCTTGGCATTGTGGGTTGTGGTGGGCGGCTGCATGGGAATAAAAAATTGCATGTATTTTCACCTCGTTCTTTTTTTGTGGCCAACGTGTTGGGGTGGGTTCCCGGAGGGATGGGGGCTGTGTACGCCCCATCCTCTGGGATACCCCAACACACGGACGGATTTTTACTATATATATAAGGCTATTTTCCGTCCGTATTTGGTACGGATAGCGGCTATTTTCCGAAATACGGAAGTTCGGACGGATTTGTGATAGCGGCTATTTTCCGTGAAATATAAGAAATATTATCCGTTGCTTCCGGGCTCTTTCAGCCCCACGCTGGTGCCATCAATCCAAAATCCGCCGTCGGATTTCAGGCGTCGGCGCACGGTATCGGGCTTCAGGTTCAGGTATTCAGCCATGCTGTAAATGGTCACTTTACCATCCATGGTGCAGGCTTCAAAGGCGGTGCGCAGTTCGGCACGCTTGCTTTTGGCGGCAGTATCTTTGTCTCCCCAGCGCTTTGCGGCACCGCGGGAGCCAAGCTGCTTGTAATCGCTTTCTGGCTGCAGGTCCTCCAGCAGGCCGCTGTCCAGCTTGTGTACGGGATAGTCGAACCAGAGGTTGACCGGGTCAAAACGGGCAAACTCGCGCAGAGTGCCCTCAATGCGCCAGGCGGTCATGGCATCGGCGCGCTTGATGGCAGCCGCGGTGTCTGCATCCAGGCGGCGCAGATCGGGCAGCGGCAGGTGTTCCTTGGCAATGGCCAGCATCCGGCTGCGGCTCAGGGCATCGTCCGGGCCGTAAGCATCGGCATGGCCGCGGGCATCCAGCAGGGCTTTGGCTGCGGCGCAGGCCGCTTTGTTGTGCAGCTGCTCCCGGATGGCATCGGTGGGGACCAGCTCGGTCATATCCAGCATGGCATCCGGGTCACGGGCAAACACACCGGAGCCGGAAGCACGGTCCATGCTGCGCTTGCCGCCCTGCGCGCCCTTGCTGTGGTGGTGGCAGTAGATGACGGCACAGTCCAGTTCCCGGCAGACCAGGTCAAACTGGTTGCAGAACTTGGCCATCTGGTCAGCGCTGTTTTCATCGCCGGTGATGACTTTATAGATCGGGTCCAGCACAACGGCCAGGTAGCCTTTCTTGGCAGCCCGGCGGATCAGGCGGGGAGCCAGCTTATCCATGGGGACGGAGGCACCGCGCAGGTTCCAGATGTCGATGTTGGCAAGGTTCCGGGGCGGCAGGTGCAGGGCTTCGTATACATCCTTGAAGCGGTGCAGGCAGCTGGCGCGGTCCAGTTCCAGATTGATATAAAGCACCTTGCCCTGCGCACAGGCAAAGCGGCCAAGCCAGGGGGCACCCTCGGCAAGGCAGATGCACAGTTCGATCAGGGCAAAGCTTTTGCCCGCTTTGCTGGGACCGGCCAGAAGCATTTTGTGGCCCTGGCGCAGCACCCCTTCGATCAGGGCATCTGCCAGCGGCGGCAGGCTGGCCCAGTCATCGGCAAGGCTTTCGGTATCGGGCAGGTCGTCCGTGCAGGCTTCAAACCAGTCTTTCCATTCCTCCCAGCAGGATTTGCCGGTGTTGGTTTCCAGCAGGTACTGCTTTTTGCCGCCGCGCAGGATGCCCGGCATGCGGGATAGGCGGGCAGGGTTGCGGTTGGCTTCGTCCAGCGTCAGGCCGTTTTTCTTGCAGGCAGCGTACAGGTAGTCCACCCGGCGGCGGTACTCGGTATAATCCGGCGCGCCGACCCGCACAATGGCGTGCAGGCTTTTGCTGCCGCTGTACACCAGGGCCGCGCAGGGCAGTTCCAGCTGGCGGATAATGGCCTGCTGTTTTTCCAGCTCCATGTTGTCGCATTCCACCAGGGCATAGCGGTAGTCGGTCACATTGTTGTTGCTGCGGCCGCCCTCCACGGGGTTGAAGCAGATCCAGGCACCGGCGGCGGGGTTGTAATCGCCCACCACAGCGCCGATGTCCCCGCCGCAGCGGGCAAGCTCGTCCATCAGCTGACCGGCGGTGCGGTCCCAGCAGCCTTTTGTGGGGGCATAGCGGTCATCCCGCAGGTAGCTTTCGGTCACATAGGCCACATGGTCCTCCGGCTCAAACAGGGCTTGCAGGTAGCGGCGCAGCTGGTCGGCGGGGTCCCATTGTTCGGGGATGTTCAGCTCCTGCACATCCAGCCAGCGGGTATCCACCACAACGCCGTCCGGCCGGGTGCCGGGGGCGCAGATCGCGTCGTTCCAGTCCAGCTCATGCCCGGCGGGGCCCGGCCAGCCGTGATTGCGTGCCAGGGCGAAAATACTGTTCTCGGTGATCGGTTTGGGATTGCCGCGGAAACTTTCCCACTTGCGGGCACATTCGCCCTTGTGGTACCGGCTGCCATCGCGGGAACTCCATTGCTCCCATGCGGTAACAGGGAACCCGGCTTCTTTCAGCCCCATACCCACCGTGACCCATTCCTCATAGGTCAAGTTTGCCGGGGAGATAAAGTCCAAGGCTTCCTTG